TTCACTATTAGCAATTACCTCTACCTGACCTAAGTCAAAGTCTTCCGGTATGTCTAAAGCATCCGAACCAAAGAACACTACTTTCTTACTGCCTATGTGATTCTTAAAAGCATTAAAATCTTCCTCCCGATATAATCCACAGAACAGAGTTTCTTTAGTATTGTCTACATACGGAAAAAGGTTGTGCTTGACTATTAAACCAAACTCCAACCCTTCTAATGATTTGCTTATATATCCCTGCTTCATAATAACTCTAGTAACTCAGGAAACTCTTTTATCGTCAAGAATACACTCTCCTTTACACTCGGTAGTTTGTTGTTCCAATGATCGTTAAAGATGTGTTTATTAATCCATTTGTCTGTTGATATAGATAACAACTTTAACTCAGGGTTTGTTACTATTCCTATCTTACCTCCCGTTTGAAGAACTCTGTTGTACATTGACCAATCCAAAGATGAGTCTAACTTACTATCGAAAGGTTTCCAACCCATAAGACTCAAAGACTTACTAGATAAGATTCTACCGATTCCGATTGGTTCATCTGCCCTCACTCCTTTGCCATAGCCATCCCACCTTACAGACCTGATTTCGTTATTTCTAACGTCTGCAAAATGGCATCCTAGTTTCCCTACCATATCGAACTCATCTAGGTAAGGCATAACTTCCTGAATGTAGTTTTTAGATACCCAGTCAGAAGAACCAACGAACAGAACGCCATCAGGATTATACTTCTCACACGCTTTAAATCCTTCATTCCATTTCCTTCCTAGTCTAGAGTTATCACACTCTACCCATTCAGCACCTAGTCTTTCTGCTATCTCTTTTGCTTCAGGTTCATCTCCTACGCAAATAACCTTATATACTCCGTTTACTTCATAGAGTCTTTTGATCGTTAACTCTAGTAAAGGGAATCTCCCGTGTACGGGAATTGGCGCTACTACTTTATAATTATTCATTTGGATTAAGTCGTTCAAAGTTATAACCGTTTACAAATAAAAACCGAAACCAGTCCTTACGCTTTCTTTCACGCAGGACTAGTCTCAGGTCTTTTTTAATATGCCTAGAACGGGAGATCATTAATCTTCTCGCTTGTTGACTTAATCGCAGCACCTTGACTTGGTTCTCTTGGCTCTTGTAGCTTCAAAGACCAAAACGGATTACCTGCTTTAGATGTCTTTAGCCAAATAGCAACTTCGTACTCTTTTCCTTCTACGTTAATCTTGCCCTTCATATCAGGCTGCTTGTCGGAGGTCTTTTCATTTGTAAAGATTGCTCCCGTGTTTGTTTGATCGTAACTCATAATCTTTCTTTAAGTTGTTCGTAATAATTCGATGCTAATATACACTTTTCTTTAATGCGTTCAAAGGCTTGTTCGTCTTTTTCTATTATAAAACGCTTAACCCTTAAATGGTCAGGAATATGTGAAAAGTCGTGGCTCATCTGTACCGCTTCTCTAACATCCAAGTCCTCTTCGATTAGGTGGAGTTTCCAATGCTCTCTGCGAACTTCGTCTTCAACGATCTCAAATGGGGTGTTAAGCAAGCAATAGACTAACTCGGCTCTGTCTTTACCCGTAAGCATCATATAACCTTGAAGCTGCCACCAATAATCTTTATTAGGAACTTTGTCAGGGTCTTGGAACATTGGGAAAGTCGAGCCATTCCAACTGCATTTAATATCGGCTAGTAAGTCATCCGTGTTTATGTCAGGTTCGCCAGTTATCCAATCGTTTGTAAAGCGTTCCGTGTTTTTAACAACAAAGTCCCACCCCAACACCTCAGAGGCGAACTGAATAGCTTGGTCTTCAAGCTGTATACCCTTGTCTAGATAGCGTGAACTAATGTCTTTGTAGATTCCGAGTTCCTTTTCTTTAAACAACTCTTGAATGTAACTCTTAGCGGTTTCAGATAGAACCTCGCTTTTAGTGCGAGGCTCTGTCATTATTTTCCCTAGTGATGAACATCTGATTCTCATAACAACGATAGTGCTGTAGTTTGAACATCTGTTAACTCATAGCCTTCGATTGCCTTCTTGAATACTTCAACCGTTAACTTGCCTTGCTCAATCTTCAATAGACCCGCTTCGAATCTCTCTTGTGGCATCTTAGGTCTTTGTGTCTTGATGTGAGTAGAAGCACTCTGAGCATCGTCATCCTCCGTCTGTAAACACAAAAGGGACTGCAACGTGTAACGGCGGTAGTAGGTAATGGCTGACCCGATTTTCTGAGGATCGTTAATCTCAGGTAGTCGCATCGAACTGGATACACTTTCGCCTGACTCTGCATCCATAACAACCGTTGATACATAACCGTCAACGATAGGCTGTAACATAAGCAAACCATACTCCAAAAGAATAGGCTCAACCTCTGCTGTTAAAGCGTTAATGTCGGCATAGTTATTTTTAAAGTGTGGGTTCTTAGAGTTCTTGGCTACCTTACCAATCTGCTGCTTTGCTTTCCATAGCTTGAAATAAATGTTAGACGGCTTTGGAATTGCATCTTCAAATGATTCTTTTTTCATATTACTTGGTTTTAAATTTCTACAAAGGTTACACTTATTTTTGAATTGACAATGGGTTACTCTAAATTTTTTATTTTTTGTTTATAGGTGGATATGATTTCTTTAAGTTCGTGTTTTTCGTATTTTCTTGAAACTTCAGCATAAGCCTCAAGAGATTTGTATTGCTCAAAACCTATCCTTTCAATTAATCCTTTACGATATTCTAAAAGATTTCCGTGTTTGTGTTGGTTACACAATACGCATTGCCCGTGAACATTGTCAGGGTGAAACCTAATATACCAGTGATTATTAGCATTATAGAAATGCCCCGCATCAAACTTACCTACCAATGGTTTACCACAACTTATACACCCTTTATCCTTGTCACGTAATCGAATGTACTTATTAAACACTTGTTGAGCAATCTTAACGTAATCTTGAATCGTCATTAACTCCTCTTTCTTTACTGCCTTCTTTTTCTTCCACGCTTTCTCTTTTGCTTCGGCTACGAAAACACGGAGGCATTCGTCTTTTTGGCAGTAGCGTTCCAGAGTTGACCTGATAGGTGTAAATGGTTCTTTACAATTTTTACATTTTTTCATATAACTCACAGTCTTCTTTGTCTATAATGTAATTATTGCAATCATCATCTTTAGCACTTTTTATCACCACGTAATTATCTTCATCCCATATATCAACTTCATATATTTCACCAATCTTGTCACGATACCAGTACCTATCGCCTGAACTTTTAATTATTTTAACTTTCATATCTCGTAATTTTCTTCTTTTAACATTGTTTTCTTTAACCTTAAATTCTCAACGTACAATCGTGAGTTTAGCTCGTATTGCTTCTCTATTTTCCATTCAAGCGCAGAGATCAATTCTAACGCATCTTCTACACCTTCGGCATCTCTTAGTATTGCTTCACGTTTTTCTTCGCTTAAATCGTCTAATTTTGCCCTAAAAAGTAAATGGTTGAGTAAGATGTTTAAGTCTAATCTTGTTTTAAGTATCTGTTGTTTCATAATTCGTGTTTTAGAACGGTGCTTCATCGAAGCTAATATTCGGCTTCATCGGTTCAGGTTTGTATTCTACTCCCGATAATGGATTAACTCCGTTACAACTAAACCCCGTGCCGTTCTCTAGTCTAAAAAATACGGGTTCATTTAACATTGTTGGTTTACCACCCGTCTCAGTTTCTTTAACTTTCTTAACGTGAATGTGTGTGTACATCCAGTTATGAGCATCGGCAACGTATCTGTGAATAACTATAAAATCATCTGCTCTGTTACCCCATTTACCACCACCTTCAGCATCTGCCATTGTCGGAGGCATTGGATGACCTGCATACTCTCCGTCTTTATGTGTCTTTCTCAGCGCTTCTGTTGCAGCGTGAATACAAAGATAGATAGTTGTGTTTCTCGTTTTACAAAACAAGCGTAATTTAGTTGCTATCTCGTAATCGTATTCGTGTGGGTTTACTCCTTTAGGCTTTAAGAATGAGTTGTGTGGATCAATCATCAACGTATCATACCTACCCATCGTTTGAACTGACTTCATAAACTCATCTATGGTTTGTGCTTTAGTAGTGTTTATAAAATCAAAATGCTTCTCTATAAACTTCTTTGCTTCTTGCATCTCTTCAAAACTTAAAATACCTACCTTCTTACCGGTATACAACTCTATCAGATTTCGTTTAATACCGTGTACCGTATTCTCAGCAGAGTGTATTAGGTGTTTAAGGTCGTGCTTCGCACTTAGGCATAACAGATAAAACAACAACCAGTAAGTCTTACCAACGTTAGCGTGTCCTAGAATGATGTTAAACGATCCCTCCTTAAATCTTAGATGCTCGTCTAAGTGAATACCCAACCCTTTACCGAGTGGTACTCTATTCGTTCGGAGTAACTCCAAAAATTCATCTTGCTCTCTGTGGTCTACTTTCATTTTGTGTAAATTGGAAATCCGTTAATGTCTAGTTTCGGTCTTGAAGAATGTTCTATATTTATTACATTATCATTATCATTATCATTTACAGCTTCGTTTGCTTCGTTTTGCTTCGTTTTGCTTCGTCTAGTTTCGCCTGACTTGAAACCGCCTATTCGACCCGCTTCTGAACGTGCAACTTTTATCTGCTCAAACTTCTTTAAATCACGCTTTAATTGCTGTTTAATAGGTGTAAAAGCAAGGTTCAACATTACGTCATCACTCTCAGGGTTCTCATCGTTCACATACGCAAATATGTGTTTAATCAACCTACCTGCCATTTCATCTGACAGGTGGTTGAATAGTTCTTTTTGGTCTGAGTAAAGAACGAAACTCTTTTTATCCTTTGCCATTTTCAAATTTATTAAATAATCTCCTAACCAAATAACCACGGATAATAGATGCAACTGTAAAAACAAAAGTTATAATTACATTCTGACCTATTGATACTGTGATGCTTAATAAAGGATAAATTATTAATTGAATTAAAAAAGACACCGACAGACCTATAAAAGTCTGAACGGTGCTTTCAATAAAACTATACTTCTTCGATTGCATCAAAAATAGATTTTTGTTCTACTTCATTTTTAAATCTAGTTTCAGCCAAAGTTAAATTTATTTTTGCTTGTTTAAAGTAACTATCTTTCAACTCAATCCCGATTGCTTTACGTCCAAGCGATACAGGGCTGTAAACCTCCGATCCAACACCCATGAAAGGCGTTAGAACTACTTCGCCTGGATTTGAATACAACTCGATTATACGATCAATAACATCGAG